GTGCCGACACTGGAGACAACCTCAGGAACCATCGGGGAATTCGCCCTCACTACGCTGGCAACACGGCAGATACGACAGTCTACCGTCGACAGCTACCTCGGCTGTGTCTTGTATGACGACCTCTGGGACGAGGCACTGGAGAACGTGTCTCTCCAGCTCATCTACGAGCGCACACAGGAACAGCTCAACCAGAACACGCGCCGTAAGCACACCATTGCTTACCGCTCCATCTTCCGGGAAACACCCTGGATACGTGAGCTGAAAATTCCCGCCTCCATTCCTCGGGTATACGACTTCCCGCCCGAGGAAACATTGAGGTTCGTCATGATGCTCAGTCCTTTTGAGCTTCAGGGGCTCCTCATGATGTACGGCGGTCTGCGCCCTGGTGAGGCATGCGCAGCAAGCAAGAATGAACTTAAGGGCAACATCCTGATGGTTCATAAGCAGCGCATCAAGAACGGGCGGCTAGTAACCGCAAAGACAGCCGGGCAAGTGGTTCTGCCTCAATGGCTCGCAGACAGGCTCTCAAGGCATGAGCCAACCATCATCACGTCTGGTTCTCTCCGAGAGAGCATTTGGCGCAACGGGAAGAAGGTGGGTATCCACATCAACCCCGGAATGCTACGCCACTGGTACATCAGCAAAATGGTCAACAACAAAGTCAGTCCGAAGATAGCCCAGAAGCAAGCGAGGCATTCGGACATCACAACAACACTGAAGTACTACACGAACTTCAGTAAGGAGCAGCTAGACAGCATCGTTGAAGACCTCTACGGCGAAGACTAAGCCGTAACACAAAGGGCCCGGTTACCTGAAGATAGGTAACCGGGCCCTTTGCTGTTCTCTCACGCCTTCATCTCGAACCAAACAGTCTTGCCGTTCAGGTAGTTGCCGTGTCCGTCGTTGAAACGGCGGTGCTTCACGCCCCAGCGTGCCGACATCAGGTGAACGAGGATGAGACCCCTACCGTGCTCGGCGTCATCCGGTGGACCCTCTACTACCGGGTCTTGGCTTGAGGCATCGTCTACTTCAACACGGATGCCGTCCGAGAGGACAAGCCACCTGGTGGCAATAAGCATGTCGGGTGCCGGATACCTCAGAGCGTTAGCGAACAGCTCCGAGAAGAGAACACATGCGTCATCCTCAAGATGGGAGGCACCGACCCTGAAGAGCCATTTCCGGAACACCTTTCTTGAGAGCGGGGCGCATCCTGCTGTTGCTGCCCACCGCCATTCTTTAACCCCCGGTTTCTCCGGAAGCTCAACGTTCACCGTGGCCACTGCGTCTCCCTTGCGTCCGACAGTGCCCAACAGATAGCGAACCAAAGGCAGTTGACGTGATGTCAGTCAAGACGTCAGAGCGGCGACAGACAGGGCGTCAATTCGGTGTCATTCGGAGCCAGAGAGAGCTACCGTGATGACCATGAACACACCGAACGCCAAGCTCCGGGCGGTCCGCATGGGCTTGCTCATGAGCCAAGACGACATGGCAAGAGCGCTCAGGGAGGCAGGAGCATCAGCAGGGGAACCCAATGACGCCAACAAGCGGCTTGTACAGCGCTGGGAGGGCGGTACGACCGCAGCACCCCGACCGGTCTACGCAAGGGCCCTGGAGCGCGTCACAGGGCTCCCCATCGACGCCCTGGGGTTCGCTGCCCCTCTCACCCTGGCAAGCGTCCAGAGCGACGGACACGGCGGTCATGACCTTGAGCCGTCAACGGCGACAGCTCCCAGCTCCACCACACCAGCGGCACAGACAGCCACGAGAACCCAGAATGGCAACTATTCCGGTATCTGGCTTAGTCACTATGAATTCTTCTCAAGTGGCCGGGCGAACACATTCACCGGTAAGCATTACGTCGTGCTCTTGCAGCACGGCAACAAGCTCACGGTTAGGTCTCTGCCGGGTGCTTCACTTAACCCCAATTCTCCGCTCACCATGGACTTGACCCTTGACGGGAACGTGGTCACGGGAACATGGGTTGAGGAGACTGCCTCTGAGGGGTACTACGCAGGGGCTAGGTATCACGGAGCCATACAGATGCTCATTGAGCCGACCGGTAGGCGCATGGTCGGCAAGTGGCTGGGGTTCGGCAAGGAATTCGATGTGAACACGGGACCATGGACACTTGAATTCAAAGACGCCAACACCAACAAGGCGGCTCTAGAGAAGTGGAACATCCAGCCGGAAGCATGAAGGCAAGACAAAGGGCCCTAGGTCGACCTAGGGCCCTTTTTGCATGTCTGCACTACTGCACACCCGAGAAGGGTTTATCCCTTGTGGGCTTCCTCGTACTTCTCGATGAAAGCAGCAGGAACACGACCCTTGTCGTTAATGCCCTTGCCATCAACCTTGATGTTGTTGTCCACAGCCCACTTACGGACAGCGGCAGTGTCCACGCCAGAGGGAAGCGCCTGAGGCTTGTAGCCACCACGAGCGACAGCAGGAGCCTGAGCTTCACGCGCGTTCTTCAGGAAGGGAGCGAGAGCCTTCTCAAGCTTCTCTCGGGACGCCTGGCCCAAGTCCACCTCATAGTGAACGGTCTTCCAATACGTCTCAGTCTTGAGCTTGGTAGAGCCATCCTCGTTCTTCACCGGGTCACCCTCAGCGTCAAGCTCCTCCACCTCTTCCTCGGCCTCAACCGGAACAGAGAGCTTGAGCGTCTGAACGTCTTCCTTGGTCTTCTGGTCAACGTCGTCAACCGTCTCGACAAGGAAGTACGCCGTTACATCCCCTACACCAGGGATGTGCGTGTTGACTTCCCGCACGCCCTCCTCGTCCTTACGAGAGGCATCTACCGGGTTGGCGTTAGTGGCCACTTGCGTTCCCTTCATTGAGCGAGCCTCAAGGATAGCAGAACGTGATAGACGTCACAGAATTGTTACATAAAAAGCCTTGAAAACCGGGCTCAAAGCCGACGCCCTGATACAGACCATGGTACAATAGAACTAGTTCGTTAAAGCGTCTCGGGAAGGACAAGAACACCACAGACTTCAAGCTCTTGGCCCTAGGTTACTTCCCGAACCTAGGGCCTTTTTATACGCCCAAACAGTTTAAGAAACTGCGAATGCCTGCCGTTGAAACAATACGGAACTTGCCCCAAGGGAAAAGGCATGGGAGATGGAGCCAACAGCAAGAGGGTAATGCCAAGACTTGCGGGGAGGATGGACACCTTTAGTGGTGTTGCTGTCCCATTGAAGTGTGCGTATTTCTTACCCATTCTTTCTACGGTCCATCCTCTACAGCAGTACGGGTTAGACGTACATCAGGAGAAAGAACCTAGCAACGGCTAGGACCAGAGGCAAAGGCGCGTGTGACCGTGAGGCCCTTTGCATGGCAGCAACGAAAAACACAACGGCGAGACATCATCAGTCATCAACTTTGGCTGATGTCTCTAGGCACGCTGGGGGGGGATAAATTATTTAGAAGTTAAAGAAGCTAGCTACAAACAAGGAGAAGAAAATGAACCTACTGATAGTTGTTGCACTTGTCTTCATCGCTTACCAAGTAGGTAAGGCCAATGGATATAACAAGAGGAAGACAGAAGGATGTAAGCATGTCATTGTCGTTAAGGAGAAGAAGGGATAATTGGGCGGAACAGCTAGATGCGCTCGATGCGGTAAGGGTCTAGGGCCGTACGAGAAGTGGGCAGTCATTGATGGTGCGGTCTACCACAAGAAATGTGCCGAGAAGATAGAGAAGGGCAAAAAGTGAAGACTTGCATCAAGTGCAGGAAGGAGAAGGCTCTAGAGGACTTCCCCAAGCGCGGTGAGAAGCGGCGGGGCGTCTGTAAGGGATGTACCTACGAGGGCAAGGAGAACGGCAGAGAAAACCCAGCATACGACCGGTTCATGGCCTGGTTTGAGACCCTAAATTTGCAGCCATAGAAGTGCCGGCCCGGCTAGCCTTTGTACAAAGTGTGGTACAATAGACTTAGTCACACAACATCATTCCTTTTCGGGAGCCTAAGAGCTGATGCTCTTAGGCTCCTTTCCTTTTGTCACGTTTATGTAACAGAATAAAAGGCGCTACTAGCTGGAGACATTTCTTCAAGCCCACTAACGCAAATTCCTTTATAATGGTATTACCGGCAAAGAAAAGGGCCGGATACTAAAGGAATAGAGGAAACATGATGTTTGAAGTGACACAAGAAGGCTGGCTAAAGGTGCCAGTAACAAAGGATGAGAAGGACCGTTGCAAGGTAGTGGGTCAACAGCGTACGCACTATCAGAAGGTCGTTAAGGGGAATGTAGATAACCCCGAATACGCTGGAAAGAATTTCCGGGTCATGGGAGCAGACCAGGACGCCCTAGGCGTAATGGCAGAGATGGCAGTAGTCAAGGCTATGGGACTGCCTACCTTTGACCTCGGTAACTGGAGCTACTACGTGGAAGATAACCGCTACAAGCTCCCAGAAATTATGTGGTTCCTTGAGGTACGCAGGGTTAATAGCTCTGGCAACCCTTTGAAGGTGTTCCGCAAGGACGTAAGAGACAATGCGCTTAACGTCAAGACCTACATTGACTTTGAGGCAGAAAACGGCCGGGTATTTAGCTTCAAGCCCTATGTCTACATCCAAGGATGGAGAGAGGCAGTAAGAGGCTTTGATATCGGTCAGTACATCTCTAACGACCTACGACACGTCTACAAGCTAGAAGAGCCTGAGACGCTTATGGAAGCGTTCTACAGTCGCCTTGGCTTCGGTTACGAGATGGCAGCATGAGCTTTGCACTGTTCCTCATTGTGGCCATGCTTTGGGCATACGCACTAACACACACCCTATTGGAGATGAATAAGTAATGGAGACAAAGGATATGAACCAGCTAATGGTAGTCATGGAAAAGCTCTGCCTGGTATTCGGTCAGCCAGACACGGAGGTAACACGCATTGAACTAAGGCCGGGGGTTATTCGGTTTGTAAAGAAGAACGGATGGCTAGAATTCACCGGCATTGATGGTTCAGGAATGAAGTCCGGAGAGAACAAGGAGGAAGTATGAGATACGAATACAAGCGCTTGGTATCAAGCCTAGGCAGGCTACTAACAGAGCCAGAGCTAAACACCCTCGGCGCTGAGGGATGGGAGCTTATCCACATTGTGGGTACAACCTGGTACTTCAAGCGAGAACTGAAGGTAGCGCCAAAGCAGACAAGGGCACGTAAGACCAGTGAGCCAGCACAGCAGTAAGGGAGCCAAGTGGGAAGCACTAAGGCTTCAGGTTCTACAGCGTGACCAATACGTATGCCAACTACAGTTCGGAGACTGTGAGGGTCAAGCCACACAGGTAGACCACATCATTGCTAAGAACAATGGAGGCACCGACACATTGGATAACTTGCAGGCTGCATGTCGTAAGTGCAATGGACGTAAGCAAGACAAGGATGTAGTACGCACAACCTACATCAATAGACGATGGCTGTAAGGGTAGGGATAGACAACTATCTACCCCGCCCCCAGCTCGGATAAGCACAACCAAGGCTCAAACATTCGACATTGAATAGCCAAAGATGAAGGCGAATTCAAGGCAGAATGAAGGCCAGTTTTTTTGAGAATGGGTCTAGTTGACCCCGCCCCCAGAACCATTAGCTACAGGAGGGAGCAAAACATTTCACTTTGGAGGAAGCATGAGCACGACATTTACAAAGGCAGTTGAAGTCTTTCTAGGCAGAGCCTATTGGCTTGGCGAGGATGAGAAGCCAGCAACAGTAGCACTTGAGAAGATGGCAGAGACACTTGACAAGAACCTCTCTGCCGCATTGGTAACACAGTACAACCAGACGTTCCGTTACTTGCATGGTCTTAAGCCAACGGACGCTATTGAAGAGGATGAGCTAGACGCCATCCTTGGTGACAGTTGAGCCTCTGGCTTCCTAAGACCTACACCCCATCACTAACCGGAGACGAGAACTTCCCGAGCGCGGGCGACAAGCTACTAGAGCTAGTCGATAAGGCTTGGAAAGCCCAAGACCAAAGAGAGAAGTTCGAACTACTTCCCTGGCAAAGATGGGTCATCCGCCATGTCCTTGAGGTCTATCCCGAGGGACATCCTAAGGCGGGAACGCTTAGGTTCCGTCAGGTAGTTATCTCAGTCGGTAGGCAGAACGGGAAGTCAGTCCTCGGTGCCATCTTCGGTGTCTTTGGCTTGTTCATGCATGAGCCTGGTCCCGAGGTTGTCTCTGTCGCCTCCACGGTGCCTCAGGCGAACATCATCTATAAGCGCGTCAAGCACGTCATTGATGAGAACCCTTCTTTGCTCCGCAGGATGGAGAAGGCGCCTACCAAGACACGAGGTATGTCGACCAAGCGGGGCGGCTCCTACAAGGTGTTCGCCAAGAACGCTCAGGGTCTTCAGGGTGTGCCCGTGAGCCTCTGTCTCTACGACGAGGTACATATCACGCCGCCCGAGACCTGGTCCGCCATGGTGTCCGGTTCCAAGGAGCGTGCCAACGGCCTGGTGCTCGGCATTACGACGGCCGGTGACGACAGCAGCGAGCTGCTCAAGCACCTTTATGAATTGGGCCATCAGGCCAGTGCCGGCCCAGGTGACCTGGACCGGTTCGGGTTCTTCCTATGGGAGGCACCTGAGGGTGCGGCTGTAGACGACGCTGACGCTCTCCTAGCGGCCAACCCATCACTTGCCTGCGGTAGGGGCTCTGTGGCCGACCTACAGGCTCAGGTGCGTACACAGCCGGAAGAGGACGCACGCCGCTACCACCTCAACCAGTTCGTCAGCTCTAGCTCTTCATGGATGCCTATTGGCAGATGGATGAAGGCAGCAAAGGGCGGGGTTCCAGAAGGTAAGCGTCCCATCATCGCTATTGACCGTACGCCTGACTGGACATATGCAACCGTTACAGCAAGCGTCAAGGTCGACGGCATTGTCTACACAGAGCTAGTTGCCAGCCTCGTTAACCCGAACCTTGAACAGCTCGTTCTTATCTGTCAGCAGCTAAGGAACAAGCATTACCCACAGATGTTCGTCATGGATGGCTACGTTCTCAGAGAGCTAGCAGCAGAGCTTAAGACAAGGGGCTATCCGGTCCGGGTTCTTAACCTGCCAGACCAGACGAATGCATCCACTACGGCCTTTGCTCTTATCTCTCAGAGAAAGGTCTCTCATGCCGGTGACCCGCTGCTCACATACCAGATGCCAAGAGCAGTAAGAAAGAACATCGGAGATAGCTGGAAGCTAAGCCGTAAGGATAGCTCAGTTGAAATTGATGCGGTTATGGCAACCGTGATGGGCATTTATGTTGCAGAAATTACTAAGGAGGCCACCATTCAAGTGATGAGCCTTTAGTAATTGGACAGCAGAACCTAAAGGGCTTATAATGGTAATAACAAATGGAAAAGACATCTCAGGGTTTCTGGGGAAGGCTTTTCAATAGAGGGCAGTCAGAGCGCCACGTTCGCTCCACCCCTATTCCTTCCCGCCCTATCGATACAGCAACGGTTTCAGCCGAGAATGCACTAGGCATCTCGGCTGTCTACCGTGCCATCTTTATTCTTGGGCACACAGCTTCTCAGCTTCCACTAAGCGTTTGGAAGAACGGTACTGAGCTAGGCAGTGTGCCTAGTCTTGTTTCACAGCCAAACCTAAACGTCTCGCAGTCTGCCTTTGTAGAAGAGACAGTCAACAGTCTCGCAACGGCCGGTAATGCTTACTGGCGCATCTACAGAGACGGCTCAAAGGTCATCAACCTTGAGGTTCTTAACCCTCAGAATATGTACATTGACGTTGACAGCGAGACAGGTGAATACACATACCGCTATCACGGATACGGAACCCCTAAGCAGTTCAGCCGCAACGACATCAAGCACCTGTCTTTGATGCGTGTCGCAGGCTCACCTTACGGTCTTGGTCCTATTCAGGCGGCTCAGGCAGAGCTTACGGGAATGGTCGACGTACGAGACTACGCCGGTAACACATTCCGCCAGAACGCTCAGCCGACCGGAATTCTCAAGGTCTCAGGTGAACTAACACCTGACATGACCGCCGCTTACAAAGAGACATGGGACAACACAAACGGCGGTAAGCGAGGCACAGCCGTTCTCGGTAATGGCGTCGACTATCAGCCTATGTTGCTCTCCCCGGCTGACGCTCAGTTCCTTGAGGTACGCCAGTACGACGTAACCGCAGTTGCCCGCCTATTCGGTATCCCAGCATCAAAGCTGTTGGCCGAGGTTAACGGCAACAGCATGACTTACCAGAACCTTGAGCAGGCTAATACGGACTTCATCCGTGACACGCTTGCCGCTTACCTCAATGAAATTGAGGAAGCCCTAACTTCCCTTATCCCAAGAGGGCAAGAAGTCCGCTTCAACCTAGACGCTTTGCTTAGGGCGGACAAGCAGACCCGTTATGCAACCTATTCCGTTGGAACCGGCGGTAAGCCATTCCTCACGGTTAATGAGGCAAGAGCTAACGAGGGTCTCGCACCACTAACAGGAGGAGACGTTCTACCTAACGAGAATGGAAGTACGTAATTTTGAGCTAAGAGCAGTCAAGGAAGACCGCACTGTTGAAGGTGTTGCAGTTCCTTATGGGGACACCATCGACTTGGGCGGGGTATTTGAACGCTTTGAGCGTGGGGCTTTCGGTGACCCCACTAACGTAAAGCTCTTCTATGACCACAAGGAACCTATTGGCCTTGTCGAGAAGACCGAAGACACCGACCAGGGCTTTGTCATTAGAGCCCGCATCTCTCAGACACCAAGAGGCGACGAGGTTTACACCTTGCTTCGCGATGGTGTTCTAAACAAGTTTTCTGTTGGCTTCCTACCGGTTGAAGACCGTATGGAAGACGACGTAATTGTCAGGACTAAGGCCGACCTTAAGGAAGTCTCCGTTGTCGCTTTCCCTGCCTATGAAAACGCAGCCGTATCACAGGTTCGAACGGCTGAAACAACTAACAATAACCAGGAGGAAAATTCCACAATGTCCGATGAGACAAACAAGTCTCAGGAAGTAGAGGAGCTACGAGAGGCTTTCGAGAACCTTGACCGCAAGGTTTCAATGCTTGGCACTGTTTCAGAGCCAAAGAATGCTGCACCACAGTTCCGCTCTTTCGGAGCATACGTAAAGGCTGTCGCTAAGGGAGACGAGGACGCATACCGCGCCTACACAGGTCTCACTACCGCAGACAGCGTTGTAAAGGATGGTTGGGTTGGTTCTGCTGTTCGCCTAGTTCAGGACAACCGACTTGTCATCAATGCATTTTCAAAGGGTCAGCTTCCCGCTGAGGGTAACAACGTTGAATACGCTGTTCTCAGCACTAATACACATGCTGTTGCCGCTCAGTCTTCTGAGGGTGCCGACCTGCCTTACGGTGAGGTAACCCTTTCAACGGCTACCGCACCAGTTAAGACCTATGGCGGTTATGCACAGCTAACCCGTCAGGCTATTGAGCGCTCTAGCGTCAATATCCTTGACACTAACTTCCAGGCAATGGCTATCTCTTACGCCAAGGCTACTAATGCCGCTGCTCGTGCTGCTCTTGTTGCTGCCTCTGGCACCAACACTGCAACCCTTGCAGCTAACACCGTAGCCGGTTGGTCTGGTCTTCTAATTGATGCTGCGGCTGACCTTGATGTTGAAGGTCTTTCGCCTGAATTCATCATCGTTTCAAGTGACGTATTCAAGACCATCGGAACGCTTACAGCTACTGATGGACGTACCGCACTTGCCTACGGTGGCACCGGTGTTAACACCATCGGTTCCGTCTCGGGTGCACGTCTTACCGCTTCTCTTGATGGTGTCCCAGTTTACGCAGACCCATCACTTGCAGCGAATTCTTGCTACATCGCTAACGGCATTGCCCTTAAGACCTTTGAGAGCGCGGGTGCACCATTCCAGCTTCAGGACGAGAACACCATCAACCTTTCTAAGACGTTCTCTGTCTACGGCTTTATGGCTGTCGCTGTTCAGCACGCTAAGGCCATCGTCAAGTGCGACGTAGACCTTACGCCTTGAGGTGACGCCTGATGGACTGGACGGACTTCAAGAAGTACGTCACCGGTAATAACGATGCATACATCCTTACCGATGACGCTTATATCGAACAGTGCTGGGACGAGGCTGAAGAGCTAGTAACCCATTTCGTCGGAACGCAAACAGTTCCACAGTCCATCATGGATAGGGCCGCTCTCATTTGCGGGGCGGCCCTCTACCAGACGAGAAAGACCCCGATGGGTATTGCTCAGTTTGGTGAGGACAACAGCCCTATCCGCCTTGCTAGAGACCCTATGCAGGGCGCTTACCCACTACTTAAGGCATACATGGTGGTGGGTATCTGATGGCAACACTAAAGGAACTACGCACCGAAATTGCCGAAGCCTTCAACGACGCTGGCTTCAACGTGACTTTTGCAGTCTCGGGAAACATTGACCCGCCTGTTATTGCGGTAACCCGAGGACTGTCTTTCATTGCCCTTGGCTCTCGACAGAGCACAAAGGTTATTTCCTACGACGTGACGTTTCTAGTCGGCCCTGAAAGCAACGATGCTGTTGATGAAGCCCTAGACGCACTTCTGCCGGAACTTATTAACGTCCTTGAGGACAGTCTCTCTGACTGGGACTACGAGGATATCCAGCCCTATTCATTCAGCATTGAAGGCCAAGAGGCCGTGTTGGGTGTGCGGGTAACCCTTTCAATTGAAACTGAACTTGGAGGTTCATAAATATGTCAACACGCATTAAGGGTAAGTCCCTTGCCCTCAAGGTAGACGGTACTGACTACATGGCTGACGTTTCTGAGGTAACGCTTCAGAATGAAGAGGCCGATGGGGATGTAACGACTTTTGCCGATGCTGCGGCCGGTGGTGCTGTTCAGTGGTTCTTTGATGGTTCTGCCGTTCAGAGCACTGACACTAGCTCTTTCTGGTCTTACCTATGGGACAACACAGGCGAAGAGGTTACTTACATCTTCGCTCCGCATGGAAATGCATCAGCTTCATCTACACAGCCACACTTTACGGGAAGCGTAAAGGTCGGCTCTAAGCCACCTGTTGGTGGTACCGCTAACGAGACCTTTACTTTTGACTTCCGTCTCGACTGCACAGACGAGCCAACAAAGGTGACTGCGTAATTATGGCGGGCGTTCGGGTAACACTAGAAGGCTTGGGTCATGTGGTGGAAAGCCTAGAGGGCTTTTCCGTAAAGGCTTCGGACTTGCAGAACGCTTTCCAGCGCATTGCAGGGACTATCGACAGAAGCGCGCATGGTCTAGTCCCTAAGTTGTCCGGACGCCTAGCCGCTTCTATCAAGCCTTCTAAGGCTAAGAGCAAGGCAACCGTTCGTGCGGGTGGCGCAAGGGTGCCTTATGCCGGGGTTCAGAACTACGGCATGTACCACAACATTCAGGCCAAGTTCTTCATGAACAAGGCTCTTGAACAGAACGAAGCTCGTTCTGTAGCTGAAATTGAGCGAGAGCTAGACAGTCTTATCGTTCACTTCCAGCTAAACAATTAGACATTCATTTAAGGAGATACACCATGAAGTACACAGCAGAAGACCTTACCTTCAAGGAGATGAAGGTAATTCGTAAGCTGACAGGCAAGGGCCTGTCGGAACTTGCCAACGGCGATGAAGAGGTATTCCTCGCAGCTCTCTACTTCACGTTCAAGAAGCGTGAGGATGCGACTTACAAGTTTGAGGATGCCGAGAATAAGTCCGTGAAGGACCTATCGGAGCTTGTTGACCTTGACCCAAACCACAATGGGGAGAAGTAACCTCCCCTGATGAAGACGGCTGGGGCCAGTATTCGGCCCCGGCATCCGAAGATGACGATGCAGAGAACAAAGCAGCCTTTTGCTTGAACCTTGGCATTGCACCTAGCGAATACGACAACCTTACTTTGAGAGAATATCGAGCTTTCCTCAAGGTGCATAAGGCCAACGTAGACAGACAGAACAGACGACATTAGGAGGGCCGACTAGGCACATCACGCATGGCAAGAAACAACATCACTGTTTCCGTGTTGGCAAACACACGGAACCTAACCAGCGGAATTAGGACCGCTGCACAGACAACAAGCAACAGCCTGCGAGGGCTAGCACAGAGCGCGAGAACGCACGTTTCTTCCGCTCTCTCAAGCCTGCGCAGCCTTGCCGGCCCCGCTGCCCTGGGAGCTGGTGCAGCCCTCGGGGCCGCCCTAGTCGCAGGCCTCGGCGAGGCAATGGAGCAGGGCAAAATTAAGGCCCGCCTGGAAGCTCAGCTAGGGGCAACCCCTGCTGTAGCTGACAAGGTCGGTAAGGCTGCCGGAAAGCTCTATGCCAACGGTGTAGCCAACGACTTCCAGCAAGCGGCTGACGGCATCCGAGCCACCATGACGGCTGGCTTGTTCCCTCCAAATGCCAGCGTCAAGCAAATTCAGAGCGTCTCGACAAAGGCTCTGGACCTTGCCAATGTCTTTGAGGTTGACCTAGGCCAGGCTACTAATGCCGTTGGCCAGATGATGAAGACTGGTCTTGCGAAGAATGCTGATGAAGCATTCGACGTCATCACGCGCGGTTTTCAGACTATGGGACCAAGAGCCGATGACCTCTTGGACACCTTCAACGAATACAGCACACAGTTTCGTCAGATGGGGCTTAGCGCTGCTGATGCTACCGGCCTACTTTCCCAGGGAATGAAGGCGGGTGCTCGTGATACTGACGTTGTCGCAGACAGCCTTAAGGAATTCACCCTCATCGCTCAGGGTGGAGGAGCCAAGGTTGATGCCGCTTTCAAGAACGTTGGTCTTAACGGCAAGGACATGCAGAAGGTCTTTGTCCAGGGTGGACCAAAGGCAAAGAAGGCTCTAGACCAGGTCTTTGACGGCCTGCGTGCCATTAAGGACCCTGCCGAGCGAAACGCTACGGCACTTGCTCTATTCGGTACCAAGTCCGAGGACATGCAGAAGGCGCTTTTGGCGCTTGACCCCTCTAAGGCAACCGAAGCACTAGGCAAGGTCGGTGGTGCTGCCGACGACATGGGAAACAAGCTCCGTGACAACGCTGCGGCAAAGCTTGACATCTTCAAGCGAAAGCTACAGCAGGGGCTTATTGACTTCCTCGCTCAGAACGTTCTACCCGCGCTTAACAGCACCATCGGTTTCATTGCTAAAAACCAGGACTGGCTAAAGCCTCTGGCTCTTGGTGTCGGTGTTCTCGCTATCGCTCTAGGCATTGTGGCTACGGCTACATGGGCCTGGAATGCGGCTCTGCTGGCCAACCCGGTTGGTTTGGTAGTAGCGGCTATTGCCTTGCTTGTAGGGGCGTTCGTGGTCGCCTACAAGAAGTCTGAGACGTTCCGGACCATCGTCCAGGGCGTATGGGACTGGCTCAAGGCAACAACCGGCCCTGTCTTTGAAAGCATCAAGGAGCTTATTTCAGCGGCTCTCGACGCCATCGTTCTTTTCTGGAATGAGCATGGCACAACCATCATCGCGTATGTGACACAGGCATTCGGCTTCATTAAGGGAATTATTGAAGGCGTAATGCAGGTCATCCGAGGAATTATCCAGGTCGTTACTGGCCTCATCTCAGGTGACTGGTCAAAGGTCTGGGAAGGCATCAAGAACATTTTCCAGGGTGTCTGGAAGGCCATTTCCAACTACGTACAGCTTGTCTGGCTAGAAATTAAGGGCTACTTCACGCTCTACCTCGGCCTCATCAAGGCTCTTTGGCTAGCGCAGTGGAACCTTCTTAAGTCTATTGTCTCTGGTGTTTGGTCGGCCATCAAGAGCCTTATCTCTGGTGCCATCAATGGCGTTAAGACATCCATCTCAGGTGGACTAAACACCATCAAGAGCAATTGGTCTGGTGCCTGGTCTTCCGTCAAGAGCTACCTTTCAACGGCTTGGAGCGGCATTAAGACCATCGTTGGCGACGCTATTAACAGCCTCGTCGGCAAGGTCAAGGGCGTAAAGGGTTCTGTCCTCGGTGCACTTTCCGGGGCGGGTTCTTGGCTGTACAACGCTGGTAAGCAAATTATTCAAGGTCTCATCAACGGCATTAAGGCCGTTGCGGGAAGTGTTGCATCAGCAGCAAAGAGCGTGGTTCAGGGAGCCATCAACGCAGCAAAGAGCGTTCTGAAAATTAAGTCTCCTTCCCGCGTGTTCATGGAAATTGGTAAGTTCACTACCGAGGGTCTGGCTCTTGGCCTTAAGAAGACCGAGGGTGTCAAGAAGGCCACCATTGCCCTAGGCGAGACAGTCACAGGCAACTTTGGCGCAAGGCTTTCTGTACAGCCTGCTGTAGCCGGTACGGCCGCTTTCGGCGGCTCTGGCGCACCTGTAAATATCACCATCAATGCCGGGGTTGGTTCTGACCCTGTTGCCATTGGTCGTGAGGTAGACAAGGCTCTAAAGGCTTACCAGCGCATGAACGGGGTGCGCTGATGACTAACCTTATCGACAACCTGAAGTTGCAGGTTCAGACAGCTAAGCCAGACATCTTTGTTCTGACTACTTCAACCCTCGGCGCATACAAATTGGGGGGTGCTGCTGAGGCTGACAATTACGAGCCGAACACTGAATGGCTAGACATCCTCGGAGACACAACCAGTGTCAGCATTGAGCGAGGCTCCAAGCGCGGAGACAGCATTGATACCGAGGTTGAGGTAGGAACCCTAGAGGCTCACATCTTTGACGGAAACGTAGACCCCAACACCAACCCGTATATCAAGATGGGTGTTCCGATGCGCCTACAGGCTCTTGTAGACGCTGAATGGGTAACGCAGTACACAGGCACTATCTCAAGGGTCACGGTGTCCTACGACGCCGAAAAGAAGTCTCACGTCACCCTTTATGCAGTCGACCGGGTTAAGGACCTAGCGAACATTAACCGCGCGGGTGTTGTGGCTGGCACATTTGCCGAGCGTGTAGAGGACCTACTGACAAAGCATGGTATTGACTTCACCGTAGAAGGTGGAACATCAAGCCTTGCCGACAACAACTATGAAAGCACCCTGGTTAACCATTTGATGCTGGCTCAGAACACTGAGCTTGGCTCTGTCTTTGTGGACAAGAGCAACGTCGTGAAGGCGTACGGAAACGGCTCCCTGCCCACCTCAGAGCCTGTCATCAACTTCTATGACGCAGAGGTGGACGATGACCCGCTAGCGGCCTACTACCTCATCGACGGGTTCGGGGTTGCCTACGACGACAGCATCATGGTGAACGACATTTTCGTCAGGAACCTGACGCGTGGCGTAGACGAGGACTTGAATTACACGAGCGTGGAAACGGTCTACGGGCCGTTCGCCAACAACACTTCCGTAGCAACTTGGGGTGCTCGACAGACAGAGCTGACAACCAACTTTGCTACCGAGGGCGACGTAGAGGACTACGCAGCCGTTGTGCTCGATGAATTTGATGCACCCGAACTGCGCGTGGACACCATTAGATGGAACGCCACATTTTCGGTTGACCAGGTTGCCGGCCTAGAGCTGTTCGACATGGTCAACATTCAATACAGCAGCGAGGCTGTGACCATCAACAAGCCGTTCCGTGTTATGGCTATCAAACACGACATCACACCCGACGCATGGCTAGTCACCCTTGACTTGCTTGACGTCAATTAAGGAGACATATAGAAATGCCAAACATGCAAAAGACGTTCGCGGACTACGAGGTATTGACCGCAGACGACGTTAACGACTACCTCATGAACCAGGTCATTGTGAAGGTGGATACCTCAACAGACCTAGCCTCTCTGCCTACTGACGTTAAGGCCGCTTATGTCGTCGACACTGGCCTAACGATGGCAAGAGATAACACCGACGCTTGGGTACCTCTTGGAGGTGTCGCTACGGTGTCCACTACGGCCCCTAGCAACCCTCAGGTTGGTCAGCTATGGGTTATGCCATCACAGAGCCTGCCTGCCCCTGCTGCGGGCATTCTGGCTACATCAACAACCGACGTGACAGCCCTCAATGGAACCTACACAGCTTGGGGCTCCACCTTTGCCTACAACAACAGCAGTGGCCGTGCCATTAAGGCTTTCGTGGGATGGGGTGGAACAGCATCCATTCCTCTTTCGTCATCATCTATGCGAGCGCGTCTTAACTGGACGGGTGCCACGACAGGAAACACCTACGACTTGACTTCATCTGTCGGTCGCTCATTCCTGCTTTCAGCGCAAGCAACAGCCGGTGCCGAGAGCTGGGAGCGCACATGCGTTATCACATTGAACAGCGGAACGACCACGTTCCAAATTCATGCGGCTATGGATGCAGCATCTACCCCAACCAACAAGCCGGGTATTGGTAACGCTGGTATCCAGGTTGCTCCTATGGGCTTTGCGGACCAGTGGGCGTGATATTCCATGTCAATGTTCGTATGGGATGGCTCAGCTTGGGTCTCGGTTCAAAGCGTGCGCGTATGGGACGGAACACAGTGGCTTGCCCGTAACCCTTACTACTGGGATGGCGGAGCCTGGAAGCCCGAGGACAACCCTTATAGTCCTGGTTCTCTCAGGACAGATGTAACCCTATCTTGGAGCGTTGCAGCACCAACCCCGGCGGGTTCGTGGCATACACAGACCAAGACGTTCAATGCCACCTTTGGACAGAGCTACAAGTCAAATGGCTCTGTGAACACCTACACATCCAACTTGATGCAGGGGTATTACAGCTCAACCAATGGAAACCAGAAGAGCCTTTGCGGGTTCTCTGTGACGGGCATTCCATCAGGAGCAACGGTGACCGACGCAAAGCTAGTCCTCACTGCCTCACAGTGGTACTACAACGCAGGTGGAACAGCAGTCATCGGAACACACAACAAGACATCAGCACCTAGCACCTGGACTAGCTCAGGTGTTAATGACGATAGGTTCCGTAGCACATTCAGCGGTACGGGTACCAAGACTATTGATGTCAGCAACACCATCGGACAGGAATTCGTAGCCGGAACCTCTAAGGGTTTCGTGTTCGGTCCTGCGCCATCAAATTCATTGGACTACTACGGCGGGTTTGTTCGTACTGGCTCTGACAGGCCAGTGCTCAAGCTCACGTACAAGTGGTTTGCGTAAGGAGGTAATGACATGTCACTTGCTATCAGAAGTTCTAGCGCTAGCTCTCTGGGTTCACCAACAAGCACGAGCCTAGGAGGCTACGCATCTAATGCGGCTCCATCAGGTTCCACAAATGGTTTCTACGATGCCATCACTACGGCAGATGCAGACGCTCATGACGTTGAATACCGCTGCTTGCTCATCTACAACGATGGCGTCTATGCAGTAGACAGCGTGACTGTAGCCATCATCAACCAGCTATCGGGAGGCGCAACTATCGCCATTGCTACCAATGCAGCATCTGCGGCGGCTGTCGCTTCTTACAACAGTGGAACTATCGCCAATGAAAATACGGCTCCAACTGTCACAACCTCTTGGGGAACATCTCTAAGCATCGGCACTTTGAATGCCGGACAGGTAAGGCACTTTTGGCTAAGACGTACTGCTCTTGGAGACAAGGCAGTATCCGGCGACTACGTGAACCTACGCATCACGGGAACGGAGAATATCCCTTGATGAATGAAGACCATGAAGTTGCCATTGCTCTCACGCGCATTGAGACAAAATTGGATGCCGTCCTAACGGCTACAGCAGACCATGAAGCACGCATTAGGGAGCTAGAGAAGAATGACCTCGGGCGCATCATCCCGTTCATCATCGGTCTACTTACTGTCATCTCCCTTGTTCTTGCGTTCTTCAAGTAAGACCACATTTCCGCTCCTTAAATGCAGAAGAACCCCTAACCAATTATGGTCGGGGGTTCTTCTGTTCAGCCCTCTATGGCGCTGGCATTACGGCAAGTAAGCAGGGTTGACACACAGTGATAGACTAGAACCCGTAGGGTCCAAAACATTCAACATCGTGAACGTTCATCTGGCACCCATAAGTGCGCACTTCGTACGTTTTGACGTCCACTGCCCCGCTCCGGTCACCGCTACTCATGTGACAAGGGTAGGCGGTACCGGGAGTGGCTCCTCCGGCGGCCGAAAACCGCCGGGGCTCACGTCACTCGTCGCCCGCGTCCCACCCCTGCTTGCGCAGCACCCCCGCCACATCCGGCGCCTCGTAGTGCTCCCCCTTGAGCACCTTGCCGTCGGCCCGGCGGGCGATCTCACCGGCCGGGCCGATCTTGGTCATGTTGGCGCGGTGGATCTCGGCGATCACCGCGTCGAGGTCGACGCCGTGGACGAGGGCTGTGCCGTACGCGACGTAGACGACGTCGGCCAGCTCGTGCGCCAGCCGGTCGAGGGGGCCGCTCACCGAGACCTCGGCGACCTCCGCGGCCTCCTCGGCGAGCAGTTCGCCCCGGTGGGCGGCGAGGTCGGGGGCGACCTCGGTGGGTGTGGTGCGGGCGTCGAGCCCGAAGGCCAGGTGGAATTCGCGGACCAGGTCGGCGGGCGAAGAACTCAT